AGCTCTCCGCGCTGAGTCTCACGTGGTGTGTTTTTAGCCGTAACGGAGGATACGTCCTGGTAGTTCCCGGGGATGGCAGCTACTGTCACGTCGGACAGGCCATAATAGCCGGGGTCGGGTGTCACGTTCTGTTGGGCTTTGGTAGGCGTGACGGTCTTGCTCTGGAGGTTATAGTTTCCACCTCCGGACACCCCGGACACCGTGCCACTGCCGTTGTGGTAGCCTTTGGGGATGGTATATGTATCGCCCTCTTGGACAGTAGCAGATACCGCTCCTCTGTTCTCAATTCCCTCAATTTCCGTTGCCAGCTTGGTCAGATCGTCCGTGCTTGTGCCGATGCCCAGTTCAACGGCCTTTGACCTGATAGTGTTCCGCGCTGTTTGGATTCTGCTGATTTCAGTTGCTACACTCATACTTTCCCACCTTTCAAATTGTCCCTAACAGGATTTCGATATTGCCTACCGTCTCCTGCACCGCGGCTGCGGTAATGGGGAGCGTATTATCACCCTCGTCAAAGCCGTTTACTGTGTCCACAGATAACGTCCTTGTGTCTCTGTCCAGCTTTAGCCCGTGCCCGATGTTGTAGGATGTACCTCCTCCACCCTCCGGTAAAGGGATATCCGACGCCTCGTACTGGCCGCTATCCGGGTTCCAAATCTCCCAAAACCCATCCAGTCCAGGCCTCGGGGGGTGCTGGTTCAGCTCTGTGATACGTTCTTCCATTTGCTCAAACTCGGAGGGTAGAGGAGGTGGGAAAGCGTCTACGGCGTTAATGGAGTCATGGACAGTTGCGTAAAATATGTTGCTGTGCCGCACCTGTTCCCCGAGGGTACCCCTGACCTGCATTAAATACTGGCCGTCATCAGCCAGCATGGAGGCCGTCAGCAAGGCGGAGTACACTTGCCCGACGCGCTGGAGCTGGATAATATTCTTTTGACCGTCTTTCTCCACATCCACCATTAAGTCCCACTCGTCTGTGAGGTCTGTGGAGATTTCAAGGGCTACAGCCTCATTGTCGCCCTCGAATCCGAGGCAAAATTTAGGCGGGGTGCAGATGTACCAATTTGTCATGATGAGCATTATGTCCCGCCTCCATCCATAGCGACCACCTTGTCCAGAAGGGCATCGATCTCCTCACCGCTGTATTTGCTGGTGTAGTATTCGGTTGGTTCTTCTGCCGCTTCTCTGGCTAATAATTTCCGCTCAAGTGCCGCTACACGCTCCTCCAGAGTCAGTTCCATTTTCTCACCTCACACAATTAGCCGACGGCCAAGCTTGTCCAGAACAACGCGGCCATTTTTATCTTTCACTGGGCCGGAGACTATCTTCTGGGGAACGCCATAATACAAAATAATGCATCCATCCATTGAGCTCCCCCCGTTTCCTCCTGCTCCACCAGTTACAACTGAAGCCTTTTTTACATAAATGTAGGCAGTGCACCGGACATTAAGAGTTTCCGTCTTACTGGTTCCACCTGCACGATTAGACCATTTTAGTTTATTTGTTACAGAAAATCTTACTGACCCACATACTCCAGCGCCGCCACCACCGCTTCCTCCACTTCCGCCTGAACCATACGACGATGCATTATCTCCATCTTTACCTTTTCCCCCGCTTCCACCGCCATGTTGATATGCCTCTCCTTCTGCGTTTGCTCCATTGTATGTGGAGCTTGCGCCTGTATAGAAAACGGTCGCTTTACTGGCTACCAGTGCTGGGCTACCATTTTCTCCGTTCCCTCCGGCACCACCTCCTCCTGCGCCACCACAATCTGCCTTACAATTTGCCTCAGAATCAAACCAAAGAGTATTAACATTACTTCCTGAGGATGTTTTTCTGTCAGAATATCCTCTTTGGCTTATTCCTTCTCCGCCTTTTGCAGTTCCAGCATCCTTACCAGGCTCACCAGGCCCTCCACCATCTCCTCCATCAATTCCATCTTTTCCTGCTAAAGCATATGTTTCTCCTGTAACTGTATCAGTATATCCAAGGTTATTTCGATTCCCACTAACAGACGAAAGTGAGCCAAATGTTGTGACACTTTCCCCTCCATAGCCAGTTGCTTTTCCACAAGAATACGCTATTTTTTGACCGCCCGTGACATCGAGCGACGATTGAAAAATTCTACCTCCAAGGCCTCCAAGGCCTTTCTTTCCGCCTTTTCCTTCTGATTGGCTTCTGAGTGATGTTGATGCCGTAGTTGAGACAAACGTATTTTCGGGCACGGAGCTAGTGTTATTCGAGGAATCATTGGAAGACCACGCAATATTGCCAGGTTGACCATCTTCTCCAGGTTGGCCGCTTTGTCCACCATCAATCAAAACTGCTCTTACATATGTTGTCCCTTCAGGAACAGTCCACTCGCCTGCGCCTGTAAGAACTACACGGTTTTCGAGTAATTCAGTTTCCTCTATTTTTAATGGTACATATCCAACAAGCATCTCCGAACTTGATTTTAATGTGTTTGAGATGGTAATGTCTTCTTTTTCGATGCAAGCCGTAACTGGCTCTTTGTTATATGGGTCCCACGTCAACACACGGTTCCCTGTTGATTCCCCTTTATAGACAACTGGTGCTTGGATAGATTGAGCATGCTTATAGTAATTTTTCATCCGGTCTGCGACAGCCGCAGAGTTTGTGAGCGATACCAACGTAGCATTTTCGACATTCTTTACATTTGGCTCTTTGGCTGAAACAATATCACGTATGATTTGGCTCTTGTTGTGCGTATACTTTGTTCCAGCAAGCTTTCCGGAACCAGAAGATAGTTTCGCGTAATTGGCCCCACTCTCTAAAATAGTAAAGCCAGATGCAGACAGGTCAAACACAGGATCATCAAATGTAACAATTTTCCCTTCTTCTACAGACCCTTCAAAAAGTGTAGATGACTCACCAGATTTTATATATTGATGTTCCGTAACAATTACTTGGGTTACTTTGGCCGCGTTAGTGACGCTCGGGCCCTGATACATTCGGTCTAAACCAAGGTTTCCGCTAATCCCATCCCAAAGGGCCGCAATCCGAAGAACTCCATTTAGATCAGTTCGAATAGTTGCGCCAATTGCAAATAGAACCTGTGACAAGTTATCCCTTGCCGTAGCGATAGGTAACCAACCATACAATTTTATGTCTGCTAAATTTGTTTTTATCTCGTATGGTATTGTGCCGCATATGGAAGCAAGAAGTTCGGATGCAGTCTCTCCAGAGTAGATTCCTCCATAATGCTGATTTTCAGATAAAAGCCCAATTGCGCTTGTTGCAGATATCTTATATGTATTAGGGCCATTCCGGTCAATGGATTTCACATAAAACACACCGGTCTGAACGCCATCATAAAAATAAACAATTGGAGCGTTTCTCTCAAACTCTGTAATTGTTCTGTCCTCAGTCTCAATTACGACTGATAAGGTATTGGCTTCCAGAGAGGAAGATAGAAGAGATGTTGCAATATGAAGATTTCCGCTTTTAATTTTGTTGCCCTCAAACACTCTGTCGCCATACACAATTTTGTTTTTGTTTGCCATCTCCTATCCTCACTTTTTACGGCTTGACCTGTGCGTCTATCGGGACAAAGCTTACCTCTATTTCTCCCCAATAATTTACGCTACCTTCTACCTTCTCCATGTCTTGAGATGCGCTAGTATAATACGCCTCGTAGGAGATGGTTGTCTGTCCGTCCGCAGCCTCCAACATAACGCTATCATCGACTGAGTGTTGGTACAGATAGTCCCAAAAGGTATCCAGCCCTTCGTAATTGTCTCCTCTGCGAAACACTGTAATCTTATGTCCAAGATAGGTTCCAATAACATCACGTATCATTCGACCGGAAAGCACTCGGCCAGCATTATCTCCATCTAGTACATTGAAACTTCGATTATAAGTCGAAATTGCAACATCTGCGTCAAACTCAATGCCGTTCAATTTGATATAGCTCATTTAACCCTCCACCAAATTTACGCCGATACGCTGAACTTCGCTCTGAGTTGCTTGATAAGATACGCGACCAAGCACCTGCTTGTCGATTTCCAAGATAACTGTATTGGAGCCGCCGCCACCATATCGCTGCATCCCACGGGCAACAGCGGCTTCAATCTCAGATGTTGGAGCCTCTATATTTGTCCCGCTCTTTTGATCTCCCAGTACGGCGAGGAACTCTCTGTTAGGCGGTATGACCGCGCCTTTTGCAAGGGCAGGAACGTCATCAATTGAAAGCCTTGGTACTGACATTCGGCCTGAGCCGGATCTGGCTGAATAAGAACTCCCCTTCGTGCTGCCACTTCCAAGCTTAAGCGCTGTACCACCACCTAAAAGTGCAATCCCGGCCAATATGAATAGAGGGTTTAATGTCATTGCACCAATAGCAACTAATGCAATCCCAGCAAGCAGCATTGCTGTAGATACCCACCCAGCCACCTCTTCAAGATGCAATGTTTCTACCCAACTACGAAACGTCCCGCTTTCATTCCCAACGACAAATCCAGCAATAAGGAGTGCGCATCCACCTAGAAACATAAGAATGTTCATAGTCATTAGACCGATTGCAACAAGCCCAATTCCTACAAGCAAAATTGCAATCGTTACATACTCCATTACTTTTTCAAGGCCTAATGTTTCAACCCAATCCTGCAAATGATCATCATTTATTGCGGCAACAATTCCGAGGCCGAGCACCACTGCACCAGCAATTAGCAAAATAAGATTTCCAGTAGCGGCCGCAATAGCTACCATTACGATGCCTACCAAAAGTATGGCGACAGATACCCATTGAACAACGGTTGTAAGTTTCAGTTTTTCCCACCATGCCATCAGTGTCTGTTCTCCAATTACTTCTGCTGTCACCCCTGCTCCTAGAAGAACTGCTCCAGCGATAACCATAAAGATATTCCCCATTGCCGCTCCAATACAGATGAGGGCAAATCCAGCTATTTGCATTGCAGCTGTTACATAGTCAAACGCGGAATCAAGTCCCAGCGTCTTTGCCCAAGATTCAAAAACTCCACTCTCACTCCCTACAAAAACGCCAGTTGCAATCAAAGCGATACCAGATATAACCATAAGAATATTCCCTAGTCCTGCGCCAATACAAATAAGGGCAAATCCAGCTATCAATAGAGCGGCAGTTATAAACTGGGCTGCTCTAGAAAGTCCAAGCGCTTCCGCCCAATCTTGCATCATTCCGCTTTGATATGCATAAGCCACAGCAACTCCGATCAAAGCTAGTCCAGCCACAACAAGTAAAATATTTACAGTTGAAGCTCCAATAGCAACCATGGCGATGCCGCCGAGTATAATTGCCAATAACACAAACTCTTGCACACTATTTAAACCAAGTGCATCAACCCAAGACTGTAATTGTTCATTTTCTCCAGAGAAATCAATGCCAGCTCCAAGTAAAAGTAACCCAGAAAGAACCAGAACTAAACTCCCTATAGATGCTCCTATAGCTACAAGTGCAATACCACCTAGCATTAATGCAATTGGCACCCAAGCAGATACACTCGCCATCATTTCTTGGAGCCATCCGCTATTCATACCTTCTTGAAAGGCAGAAAAATCTGGCCCAATATCTTGATTAGAAGATTCACTTTTATTTCTGCTCCCCGAAAGCTGGTTGATTTCATCAAAAGAAGCGAGCGATTTCCCGGCCTCCTCAGCCGCTTCACCCGTTTTTTCAAGTGCTTCTGTTTCCTCATACAGATTTTCAGCGGAGTCCGCAGCTTTCTCTGCTGTTGTACCAAACAGCGCAGCAGTAATCCGGGCGGCCATTGAAATTATACGGGCCAACATATCGACAAAATTTGTAAATGCTGGTATAATGACCTCAATCATCGGTTGAGCGAGCGTCAGGAGAGCCCCTTTTAGGCGTGCAATAGACGCTCTAGTCTCGTCATTTGTTTTGATGACTTTCCCCATCCATTCACGGAACTTCGCAAGAGCTTGTGTAATGACCGTGAATACAAGCGCGCTTCTGATAACTTCACGCATACGAGAAGAAAACTTGCTTGCGCTCTTTTGCGCTCTATCTACTGATTTTGCCATTTTGGCGGCGGCAGGGCCGGACTTTGCCATGTTCTGCTGGAGCCCTCCGGCTTCCTCTTTTGCCAGGTTCAACTTTCCTTCTAAGCCAGAAATTTTGGAATCATAATCTGAAAGCGCTTTTTCAGCCTGCCTCCACTCTTTCTCAATTGCGTCAACCTTTTCTTGTTGCTTTTTCAATTTGGAATCGACCATAGGCCTATCAGAATAGGCACGCATATAGTCATCAGCGGACGAACCAGCTTTCATGGCGGCATTGATAGCATTCTGTTCGTCCTGGAGCATGGATAACTGCTTCCTGGCCTCCTCCAACTCCGCATTTACAACGTTGAGGTTTTCTACTAAAGGAAACCTCCCCTGCCTTTTGGACGTAAGTTGATCTTCAAGCGATTGGATTTTCTTAGCAAGCTGATTCAGCTCTTTTTGTGCTTTCTTATTGTCAATATTGGTTTCAATGACGATGGAGCCGTCAGCGGCCACATTAAACACCACCTTGAGGGGAGAGATTTACATTGGAAGGGTACAAAGAAATCATTATTACAAGAGAAAAATCGCCGTGGGGATGTGCTGTCGACTTCACGGTACTTTTGGATGACAAAGTGGTTGGGATTTTAAGAAACGGCACAACCGTTTCTGCATACGCTCAAGATGGACCCCATACGCTTTCGTTCCAAAAGGGGCGTAAAATCGACTGCTCAACTTCAATCCTCATATCGCCGGATGACACTGCAAAAGTTGTAAACACAGCAATATCTGGATCACACCTCGTAATTGAGAGTGAATACGGAACAAACACACCAGAAACCTCTGTTTCCGATAGCGAGAACGCCCTGGGAAAAAGAAGCAAAAAAATTAAGGGAAATGTTGCCTTTGCGGCTGTGATTGTCGTTGCTATTATTGCCGCTGTATCTCTTACTTTTGGGGGCCGCTCTGATAGTCAGTCAAACGATGGCTATAGTCCAAGCCAATCAACTACTACACCCACGCAGCCATCCGATAATTTAGCGCAGAACATCCATCCGGAGGAAATTACCATCTCAGCCAACAGCTTGTGGGCGGCATATAAGGAGAATGCAGTGAATGCCGATGCGCTGTATAAGGATAAAATCTTGGTTGTGACTGGCACAATTCAAAACATCGGGCAGGATGTTTTAACAAAAGCACCTTGCATTTCGCTCGAAACAAATGACGGTTATGGCCTTTATCCTATACAGTGCTTCTTCCCGAAGGATGGAGACCAAACGGATTTGATTGCACAGCTAAAGGATGGAGACTACATCACTATCGCTGGTGAGTGCGATGGAATCCCTCTTGCTCAAGTTCAGTTGACAAAATGCACGATACGATAATCATAGCCGCCCCTCCTGGGGCGGTTTTATTTTGCGCCTGTCCAGAGGTTAACGAGGTCATTCTCCGCCTCACTGTAGGTCTGCTTGATGTCGATAATGTCACGGTTCTTTCGGTAGAACTCCCTGTCAGACTTGTCCAGCGGCTTGCCCTTTGCCTTCTTGTCGCGGATGCGGACGATCTGGGCAAAGAGGCAGTCCCCTATTTCCGCATAGGCCGCGAGGATAGTCCACCAGTGGATGCCGCCCGTGTTGGTTTCGATGTCGTAGTCCACAGCGCGGGCTTCATAGCCCAGCACACGGTTGATAGGGGCAATGATGCGGGGGAAGTCCATAGGCCAGTCCACAAGGTGGGGGCCTTTCTGCTTCCGTGGCTCCTCGCCGCCGTTGATGAATCGAAAAACCTCTTTTATGGCCGCGTCATAGTCGGTCAGCTCGTCAAAATCCACATAGAAGATTTGGAGCACGTCAAGGGCCCGGTCTTCCTCGCTGGAATCGGGGTCGTTCATGGCCTCGAAAATGTCGAGGATAACCCGATAATCATAGCGGATAGCAAATTCCTGCCCGTCTATATCCACGCTTTTTGGAAGTCCATAGCTCATGGCGTGCTCCTTTGGTTACTTCTTCTGATACTTCTGGTATTTCGCTGTGTACTTGCTGATGCGCGGGTTAGTAAGCTTCTGCTCTCTGGTGAAAGTGGTATCGATCTCATCCATGACCGCCATCATCAGGTTGCACCAGACAGGGAGGCCGTTGGCAATGGCATAGACATTCATGCCGCCGAAGACAGACTCGCTCACAGGGGCATCGAACACGCCGTCAATAATGCCGCGCATTTCAGCGTCCCGCTCTTTGGCAAACTCGAAGATTTCCTTCTTGTCCACCATCTTCTCGATCTGGGCCTTGTAGCTCTCCTGCTTCTTGTCCAGATCTTCAAAAGTGGAGTACAGCCGCTCAACGAAGTTGCTGTCAGTGGGGTTGAACGACACCTCGCACTTGCCATTCAAAGAATATGTAACAAGGCCGGAGTCAAAATTCAGTTCCTTCATAAGTTAAACCTCCACGGTTCCCGGTGTGAATTTCACAGTTCCATCACTAATCGATGCTGTACCAACAGTTCTGGTGCCGCCATATGTAACATCAATTGGCATCCCAATTGTGCCACCGCCTTCACCACCGAGCCCGGACGGCAAAATAGAGCATGAGGAGTATCTTTCAGCAAATACCGCTGTTCCGGCCGTCCCCGCATACAGATGGACAATAAGCATATCTTGATTCATCAAAGCGTTCACGTTCTGATCTTTGATAGCAAGGTTCCAGATTTTTTCCTGTGCTGCGTCATCTGCATCCAACTCACATGGGTCAAAGGTTTGTGTAATGGTTGGTTTCTTCCCGTTGGTATAGGTATTTCCAAAAATATCAACTTTGGTTTCTGTTTGCCAGTCGTATTCGGCTGAACTGTCCTCTACACGCTTACCGATGGGAGACCACGTAGGCGTAGAGCTCTCTCCAGTGTTTAGGTAAGCAATTAACATTTCACGGCCTACGGTCTGGCCCGGCGTAGTATTAAAAGTCAAATCAGACTCAGGCATTGTTTTTCTCCTTTCAAACGCCAACTTCATATGTCAGTTTCATCAAAATCTGGTAATCTTCATAGCCACCCTCATAAGCGGCAAATTTGGAGGATTGTGTGGTGGGCTCCACTCGGAGCGCCCGAATCTCGTCTCCCAAATCAGGAAGATTTTTTCTTGCCCAGTCACCGAAGTGGTTCAGTAGCTCGTCAGCCTCCAGGCGCTTGTCGTTGCTCTCACCAGGCTTTATGCGATAGATCAGTTTGAATTGGTACTCCGCTTGGTATCCACCCAGGATGAAGCGCTTTGTTATATAGGTGCCCTGGATGGTGGAGAGAGCCATAGCTGTTTCGTCGCCTGTTTTTTTGTCAATGTTTAAAAACTCGTACCGGATCAACGATACCGGGCTTTCCGGGAAAGTATTGACCCAAATAGACATAGAACGAGAGATTTTATCTACTTCCTCGGCTGCCACCAACATGCGGGGCTTTTCATTATTAGAGTTCACACTTCACCGCCTTATCCGCCACACAGACCCACTTTTCAAGGTTTTCGGCCTTGCTGGCTTCGAACCAATGGGATTGTGCCTGCGCATGTGATGCTGTATTAAACACAAGGTTTTTGTCAGTCAAGACCTTTGTTGTGCCCTTTGATGCATAACTGCTACCTGTAGCCGGGTCTACCATCAGCTTTCCAAAATATAAGTAGCGTGCATATGGGCCGGGATAAATCACTTCTGAACCATCTGCCCGCGTCCGCTTGTCCAATGACCCAGTAAGCATCGGAACATATGGTGATGTGTCCTTCCGAACCTGGAGTGCCACAGTGTGCTCCGCCTTAGTGCATCCTTCGGCCAGTTTGTCTTTAATTACGTCCAGTCCAGTCGTATGTACACTGAATTTCAGCATCAGGCTCCACCTACCTCCCAATGGGACATCTCCCCGCCGAAGTCCTTGAAGTCAACCGTTTTCACCTCGTAGACGTAGTCGTAGGCGGCGGATATTTTCTGGTTGCTCCAGTCCGGGTGGATGGCCTTCCCCTTGACAAAAAAGGTGTTCTGCCCGGGAGATAGGGTCCACATCCCGTCCCGGCTCTCGCCGTTCCAAAACTCCACGGGTCCCACGTAACGCTTCTTCTCGCCGGTCACACCGTCAGTGGCGGATACGTTGGTCGGTATGTAGAGTGTTACAGCATCGGCGTCCACAAGTCCGCTCTCGTTGACGTTTTTCCCCTTCACGGCGTCCAGAAAAACACCCTCCAGCACCGTAATATGGTTGACTGTCGTTTCCGCCATGGTGGACGGGTCGATTTCCACCGCCACGTTATAGATCGTCACAGTGTGCGGGAACACAACCGCACCCCCTTCCCCGGTAGAGAAGCCCGGTCCCAGCCAGGTACATACTCGCCGCTGACGCCAGACCAGCTTTTGCGGAGGTGGCGGAGGCGGCCGCCTGGGCCGCGCTCTCGCCCCCGCTCCGGTAGGTCTTGGACCAACTGCCCACACTCTGGCTTTGCAACTCTCCAGTCTCTCCAGCATTTGCGGAGTTTTTAAGGGCATTCAGGGCCGCTTGCTGGGCAAGGTCGATGCTCTGGTACTGTTCTGCCACGGCGCAACAGGCCATTTTCAGTGCATCCAACTCGCTGTTTGAGGCCGCCCGCCCCTGCGTGTAGTAATCCAAGAAATAACTTGCACGCAGGGACAGACGAGGGAAGTCAGCCTTTTGGATAGTCTTGCCTAGATACGCAGCAGTGTAATACTCATAATCTGCGTAAGCCATCAGGCCGCCTCCTTACTTCTTCGCACGGGCTTTCGTCTTAGCCTGCGGCTCAAACGTCGCCCCAGTGAAACTAAATTTCGCTACGCTGGAATCATCAACAAGCACCTCGAAGGTGTCATCCTTGGTCACCTGGAAGACAATGTCCGCGTCAAACAGGATGTTTTCCTTTGTGGGAGAGCCATTTTTCTTGAAGGTCATCTGTGTTCCGGTCTTTGTCAGGTGAAACGGGAAATAATACCCGCTCTGCTCGTCCGGGGCGCTGCTGAACTCGTTGTAGTTGGTCACATAATGAAATGTGCCCGTTACAGCGCCGTTCGCATAGACCTTCAGATCATCACCCACAAGCTCGGAAACCTGTTTCCCCAATAGGGTCTGACCGCTGGGGAATAGCGTTAAAGTGTCAGACCCTATTAACCCCCCGCCGGTGCGTAAACAGCAAAAGGGAAGGCGTTCTCATTGCCGACGTTGAAGGCGTTGATGGGATTGGGAATCTCCCAGCCCAGCCGCATGACGGCGCGGAGGGCCACCATGTCGTTCTGCATCAGGTTATAAAGGATATTGCCAGTGGTGGGATCTTGTACCACGCCGCTGTCGAAAATCTTGAAGGTCATATCCTGCCGAATGGCGTAGACCAGTTGGCTCCAGTCGCCCACGATAGCTAGGGATTCCTCCGGGTCGTAAGCACCGTTCACGGGGAAGTACATGCTCATGCCGTCCAGCGCGTAGCGGGTATCCCCCTGCATATCGGTCTTGAAAATGGGCTGACCGTTCTTATCCACAAGGCCGCGCAGCTTGGCGCGCATCTGGATAGCCGCCATTACGCCGTTGGGGATATAGCCGCTCTCCTCCACTTTGGCAATCACGCCGCCCTCGCCCATGATGTCATTGAAAATGTCGCTGGTAGCGTTCACAACAGCGCTTGCGGTAGTGGCAGAAGGGACAAGGCCATCACGCCAAGAAGTCGGCTTGTCCGTGCCGTACAGAATAGCGGCGTCGATGACCTTTCCGAATGCCTCCTGAAGACGGGGCCGCACCTCGCCCCAAATGTCGTAGTCGCTGTCGTCCAGAACGGCCTCTGGGATGGGGACAATAACCGCAATTTCCTCGGCGTAGATTTTCTTCTTGTCCCACGCCATATTGGTGGTCTTTTTCAGAGACGCCTTGGAGTCGGACGCGCCGGTGGTCGCCTCGCCGTTCACAAAGTAGGCGGTGGGCAGGGCGTCCAGCACATTAAGGGTCTGGGTCTTGCTGGTCATGTTGGGCAGCCGCCGGGCCATCCGCAGCACAGCGGACTCCGTTACGGCCCCCTGGATAATTTCACGGGTTACGGGCTCAGGGATAAGCCCAGAAAGTTTGCTTCTATCGATAATGTCAACAGCCATTTATGTTCTCCTTTCATTTCAGTGCGCCCCGGATCAGGGCGTTCATTACATCGTTTTCTCCTGTTTTTTGCTTCCCTCCGCCCACTGGAGCAGTCCAGTCAAAGGAAGTCTTCTTTCGGTCGGCGGTGAGCTCGTCCACGGCCTGCTCAAAGGTGGTCTTGTCGTCCACCATCTTCCCTGCCTTGAAGGCGATGAACTCCGCCTCCTCGCCGGTCAAGCCCTTTTTCAGGACATACAACTCACGCTTCAACTGGTCTCTCTCCGCTTCTGCGGTTGTCAGCTTTCCGGAGAGAGTATCCCTCTCGCCAGTCAGCTTGTCCCAGCGTTCTTTCTCTCCGGCCTGCCCGTCCTTCCAGGTGCGGTAGGCGGTCAGCTCTTCTTCGCTGGGCATACCCTTCATGGCTTTCGCAAGCCGCTTGCCGATCATGGCATCCACTTCCTCCTGTGTGAAGGTCTTCGCAGGGGCGGGCTCCGGCGCAGGGGCCGTGGTAGGATTATTGATAGGTTCGCTCATTGTATTAACCTCCGTTTATTGTCAGGGCCGTCGCCCTGCGGTTTTACGCCTCTCGGCATGGATGAAAAAGGAAAAGCGTGGGTAACCAACTACAATTCGTAGTCAGTTACCCACGCTCGGGTCTTCCGCCTCAACGCTTAGAGACGGGAGCAATATTTAGTTATTATTCAATTCTTGATATAGCCGTTCCAATTCATCCTCTGTTTTCTCTCGTGGAACAGCATCGCCTTTAAGATGAATACCACATCGATCACAATACATTTCGTTTTCTGTATAGGGCATGTCTGATCCACCAACAAAAGTTGTTCTATACCCCAAAAGTCCACCGCATTTATGACATATATAATTATTCACAGCTTCATTTCCTCCCGTTTAATATGTATGATTTTAACACCATCTTTTACGGGAATCAACTCAACGCGGTTGCCTTTTGATAGAAGTGCTTCGATTACGCATTTCGCCTTATCATCCAATAATATCGATGCGTTCAATTTCGTCCTCCGTAAATCCGATCAGCAAACCGTTTTCATTCTCCACATCGAACTCCAGAAACTCATTTCCATCATCGTCGAAGTCGTAATCATACCCATAAAGCTCCCCAATCGTCATGCGCCCGCTTGTGGAAAAAACTTTAATTTTCTTTCCGAAGTAAATCTCAGGATTTTCAATTATCATTTTTTCCACCTTCCCGAAAATGGAACGCCATGAGTTCCGCTTTTGCTATAATGGATTTTGATGCTTCTTGCAATTATTATATCACCGTTTCTATTGATTGTATATCCAATCTCTCTCCCGGCGTCAATAATTTCTGTATTTTTCCACTTTTTAAAATCATCTGTAAAATTGATTTTCCCGCTACCTGCCTTTGCGTTTATGATGGCTTGTAACTCCTCCATAGAAACCGTTATTACACTTCTACCCGGTATAGCCATACCAGCCATATGCCGCGCTTGTTTCTCTGGGTTGATTTCCAACGGATACCCACCGCTTTGGATTGCCTGCCTGATCGGTGCTTCCGCATCGCGCTGTATTTTGAGGGCTGAAGCCATTTGCTCAGATGCCACATCGGTATAAGTAACCTTCATCCTCTCCCGCTGCAACGGCAGCCCCGCCGCCTCGCTGAACGACTTATATTCTGCGTTTAGCCGCCGAATGCGGGCTGTCACCGATTGAGCGTCCTCTTCCAGCCCTGCGGCCTTGTATACCGTCTGTTCCCGCTTCAGCTTGCGGACGGTCCGCTCGATTTGCCTCTGCTTCTGGGTAGCCTCATAGGCTGTATAGTGTTTACCCTCAAAGTCAACGTCGTGCCCATCGTCTATGTGAGCGAGTTCTTCGTCGGTATATGTTCGCTCCATCACACCATCCACAAAGGCAGTCCTGATATGTCGGCAGTTTGCACCCTCCAAGCCGTCCACATAGCCAAGCCCGCACACCTCATAAATGCTCGGATACTTGTCCATGGTCCTTACGGAGTACACCCGGCCCTGCCATGCCTTGTGGTTTTGCCAGCCAACACCCTTGTCCCGAGCCCCGATGTGGGCGGACACTTCAAAATAAGGTGTTTCCAGATACTCTGCACTCTGCTCCGTGTACTTGGCACAGATCTGGGATACGCCTGTCATCACCGCCCTGCGGGCTGCCACGTCGATTTGGTCTCGGTGTCCGCTCTCATAATCCACGATCTTGATACCACTATCCGCAAGCTGTTTGACGGCGCTTTTAATGGCCTGATTGTAAGAGATGGACCCGCTCGTGATCTGCATTTCAGCGTTATCCAGCGCCCATTGATAGGCCCTGGCCGTGGGAAGCATCGTCCGCCCGTTGTCCACCAGAAAGCCCATAGATCCGGTCATGTTATGGAATGTCTGTTTGGTCTGCTCGTAGATAGCCCATGTGTCCTCGATGCTAACCAGTGTTTCCGGTGCCGTTACACCCGCAATGTCCATAACCTCCTGGTAGTACCGCTGGTTCCGCTCCGCCACGTCGTCCAAGAGCTTTTGCAAGTCCCGCTGGCTGATGTTTGCGGTGCTCTGGATGGCCTTTTCTATGCCCTTTAGGTCAATGCCATGGGAGCGGAGTGCCCGTATATCCTGCACCGTGACCTCGTTCAGCTCGCCGGATAATTTCAGGCGAGAACATATTTCCTCCAGGAGCGTCGCTTCCAGACTGCGGTATAGCTCGGCCAATTCTTCTGGAAGAGAGTCCAGAACTTCGGGAGAGAATGGGTATTTCATTCAATCTCGTTCTCCCCTTCCGTTGTCATGTCCTCCATCTTCGGCAGCATTTTCTTAGCCGTAGCCTCGTCCTCGTTGTACCACTTCATGCGGTACTCCCAGTCGTTCATAATGCCCGCCGCAAGGTCCTGCCGGTCATTATTTCGCTCCGTGGTCTTGTCCTCAATAATGGAATCATCAAAATCAATAGTCACTTTAGCTTCTTCGTCCAAACCGGCGTTCATGGCTGCATTACCGAGCCGAAGAATGATATGACACAGCTCTGTAATGGCCTGTTCCAAAATGATTTCATGCTTCTTGATGGTACGGAACATGGTGCTGTTTTCACTGATGACCTGGGTGGCTGTGGTAATGTTCCCCTGGTCGAAGCGGTAATGGTTTTCTCCAAAGCCACACTTGCTGGACAGTAGATTCAGTTGGTCTTGGATGCCCGTGTTGTGCTCCTGGGTACGGAGTGTCATGTCGATGGGCGTAATGACCGCACCGTCACTTACATCCTCCGGGAGTACATAGTAAGCCAAGTCGTCCGGGTCAAAAAATGGCTCTCCGTCGAGGTCTTTGGTTGCAGACGGCTTGACCATGATGCGCTTTTTTCCCAGTACAAACTCATTTACATAGCTGTCATAGGCCACATCTACGCCCTTAAGGACATCGATGGCATTTGCATAAACAGAAATTCCAAGCGGGGAATCGTCAAAATTGTTGGCGATATTAGGCCGGTCAATAACAAACTGCCTCTGATCTGAGCCGGTATGTACCACAGGAGGGACCATCTCAAACCCCTTGACACCGGATAAGGCCAGTTCGGCATACACATTATCGTTGCGGTAATGATAGATGCGGTTCTCAATGTCGTACTGTCCGTTGGCCTTGTGATGGATTTGCAGGTAGCAGTATTGCTCTCCGTTGACGGTCAAGATGCTGTCAAAGGCGCACTCCGTAATAATCCCGTTCTGCCACGCCAGCGGCCATATATGCTCTACTGTCACATAATCCATCACAATTCCGTCAGCGCTACCAGGAACAGGGCCTTCTTCCGTGGCCTTCATTCCCACTACACGGGGAATAAACGCCACCGTCCCGAGCGCGAATGCCTTCTCCTGCATTTCATTTGACTTGACCAGAAAGTTGTTTTCTTTGAGCACATGGTCAACAAATTCCTGTTCCCTCTGGCCCTCAATGGTAATCTCTACCTTCTCGTTCATCAGAAGGTTTGCCCAATCTTCCGGGATCTTCTTGCCCATGTTAAGCGTGAAGCGCTTGCATTTGACCATGCTCGTGCCGTTTCTGACCTTGTACCTGTGGAAGCCCTTCACGTCGCCCACATACCAAGATTTCCACTCCTGTACTTTGCGGTAAAACTCCTCTGGCACGGTGGAGTAACCGAGCTGTTTTAGTTTTTCGGTAATGTTCATGCTATTACCCCAACACCAATTTCCAGAAAAGTAACTTTATTAAGAATGCAAGTACGGCGACAAACACTATCAGCGCAACTATCTTAATCGCATCTTTCCATTCCATCATGCTGTTACTCCCATCCTGCGGAATATTCGTTCCAAAGCGTACCGTGTAGCGTCAATCAGGTGGTTATTCTCATCAGGATAACCGCTGATGATTTCTCCATCCTTATTTCGCTCATACTCATAATTCACAAACTCGTTATATGCGTTTGGTGTCCTCCGGCGGTCAATAACAATCTTCCTCCGCTGGAGCCACTTCATGCCATATTCCACGCTTCCAGGGCCTTTGATTGCTTCCTTGGCCGGAAGCCCCATTGCCCGGTAGTCCGCCGCTGACTTCGGCTCGGCGCTGTCGCAGGTAATGTAAGCATCCTTGTATCCTTTGGATAGGATCAACTTTGCGCTCGCCTCGTTGGTCAGCTTATTTTGGTATATCTCGTCCATTAGGTATATTGTCTCTCTAGCCCGGTCATAGTGGAGGCGGATAAAGGCAAATGGGTCAGGGAACCAGCCCCAGTCCACACCTTGATAGATACGGTCAAAGGAAGCGAACTCTTCGTCCGTGATTCCCCTCAACTCCAGATTCTCAAATACGTTGCCGCCGGTGCCGACCGCTTCGCCCAAGTATTCATGGCGGTATGCCCGCTCATCCGTGGATTTCAGATGTTCGGCCTCTGCCAGAAACTGCGCCCCCAGCCATTCATGTGGGGCCTCCAAGTATGTGCTCTTATGGCACAGCCTGTCCACTCTTTCTTCCAAGCTGTCTTTGTTGGCCCAGTTGTCCCGGCTGATGGGTGGATTGTAGCTCTCAAAGTTCCAGAACTTCGACCCGCCGCGCATGGTAGATTGTAAAATGGTTCTAATCTCCGCCCGACCGGAAAACTGATCTTTTTCTTCAAAGTGTGTTACAGCGATATATCCGAACGGAACCTTGATGGACTTTATTTTCATGGGGTCATCAGCGCCCAGGAACATGATTTTCTGCCCAGTCGGCTTATAAATCAGCTCCATAGGCTGAACCTTAGCGTCCCAGTATGCCGCCATACCCAGATCTCCGATTGCCCATAGATATTGTGCATACACGCTGTTCCGGATGGTGTTCGCCACTTTGCGAAGTACCAAGGCGTGGGTGTTTGAATTGGTCAGCAAGATAAGCGGCACCAGCAGGGAAACGCAGGAAGATTTAAGCGAGCCTCGGCCACCAGACAAATCATAGTGTGTGTGTCCGTGTTGGAATACGTCACGAGCCAGTAGGTGGAATGCAGGTCCAAGGACGGACGATAAACGAATCTCAGACATCTATGACCACCTTAACCTCCGTATCTCCATCTCCGTTCGCCTTTCCATCGAACGCTCCCACATGTTTCCCTAACAGTTCAAGTGCTTTTATTTTGCTGGAGTATTTCAAATCACTGTCCTGTGCGTCTGATGCGGGGCAATCAGCTATCTCTTTGAGCTTTCTTAACACATAATCCTGTGTAATCTCTGTTCTCTCGATTCTAGCTGTTTTCCCTGCTTGTATTGCCTCAGAAACTCTAGTTTTGCCTAGTAACTGGCTCCCTATCTTATCCGCGTTTTTTGCGCTATATCCGGCCCGGATTGCCGCCTGCGTTGCGTTTAAATCTACCAAATATTCCGCAACAAACCGTTGCTGCTTATCCGTGAGCCGTGCAGGCACAAATCACCACCTCGTCTTACCTTTTTCTTCTTTTCTTCTGCGCCTCTGATATGAATCCTGTTCTTTCTTCTTCTCTAACCATCCGGTCAAGAGTGCCAAAAGAAAACGTACCTCTTGAATCGATAAGCGTTTTCGCATTGGCTTGGTTCTGGAAAACATAAGTAATTTCTCGGCGAACAGTTTCAACAGATTTCACTGAAATACCTGTATCCATTCTCCCGCCGTCAGTGAATACTTTCCTTGCGTTTCGTTCAATCGTATCCAAGTTTGTATATGCCTGGTTCCTAATATCTGTTGCCCACGCTATCTGCTTTTCGCTGCCGACAAGTTTGGGGAATGATGCAATCTTCCCTCTGCCGCCTCCAGCGCTACCTCTTCCGCCCATTCTTTCGCCTCCCGACAACGTCCTCATAGTGAGGTTTTATTCGTACCACATTCCAGTCAAACTCTTCCGGGCATTGCCCATACCATAGAATTTCAGATGGTTTCAGCACCTCAATAGCCCGCCTACACCCAACGGCGAAGGCTTCTTGCGTTTCTGGCCTCGCCTGTGTCCCGACACTGGAAATACTAATGATTGCATTGCGTGGTTCTCCGTCAAAGCACCAGTCAAAACTATCCGGTGTGCTCCAACAGATTGTTGGTATCACACGGATACCGTGCATCTGCCAATATGCGCCCATCCAGTGCTTGCGGTAGTGGTTATAAATGCGCATGGCAACTGGCATATCGGTATACTGCGAGAAATCCGGTGTACATACTGCCCCAAAAGCAGATAGCAACGAGATGTAGTCATCTGGCCGGTTCCAAAGTCTGTTGAACTGGTAATCATCCAAATAAAAGTGGATGCCTTTACTTTTCCGGTTTTTGGCTGTCTTGGCGTAATTGAACGGTATCCATTCCAGATGCCGGATATCGATATGTTCTGACTGAATCTCCGGGATACCGTATGGTGGAATCCCCGCAAATACAGTCTTGTCTAAATTTTCAAAATTTAGCATAACGGGCTCACCACCTCTCGCCCAAGTAGAGTCTAAATCACGCCAAACACCCACTCCCTTTGAGGGCCAATATATTAACCCCGTAGGGGTTATATATATGGCCCTAAAGGGAGTACACCATCGCCGCCTACTGTCGAGCGCTGGCTCGGATACGGCCAGCCGTCACAGCCTGTTAAGCGATACACCCGTTTGGGTTGATAGCCACCCCCGTCTCCTGCAACTGCGGGGCGGCAAATATTTTTCAAAATATGTATTGACAATATCATATTTTATGATATAATTAAGTCATAAAAAGTAAAAGGAACAATATAGGAGGTAAAGTCATGAAACACTATGAATATTGCGTTTGCAAAGACGGCTGGATGATGGGTGCTTATATGGACGACAAGAAGGGAGCCGAGGATTGTGCCGCTCGTTATGCCTCCCAGTATCCTGACAGCAAGGTTGAGATCAAGGTCAATGTTTATGACGAAATGGAATACCGTTATTTCAAGGAGGTCGGTTGCTGATGACAAACAGAGAAGCATACGTGTTTGGCTGGGTGTTCGGTCGGCTCAACGCGGCGGCATATCCGCAGGAGATCGGAGGGGATCTCACCCTTGCCGCTCAGCGCCCGTATACAGCACTCGCCAGAGTCATTTCTGATGCTCACAGGCTTGGCCTCCTAAAGAGGGATCTCGACCGGCAGGTTGCTGAGGCGCTTTGCGAGATCACCAGCATTGACCCGCCCGTGGAGGGAGGGTCTGAAAAGTTCCAGCCCCTTGAAATGCAGGGGGCTTGGCAGTTAGGCTATTTTGCCGGTAAAGGCAAGCGTCCCCTTGCGTCTGTCGAGTTTGATATTGCCGCCGCCAGAAAGGCCAAAGGCTTGACTCAAGCCCAGCTTGCGGATGCGATGGACGTTAACCAGGCCGTGATATCCCGCTGGGAGAGCGGCAAGGTCAGCCCCAATGCCGGGAATTTGGACAAGCTGAAAGAAATTCTGAGCTAATCCTGCCGCCCCTCCTGGGGCGGCTTTTTTGCCCTCTCCAGCTCGTGCGCTTTTTGGGGGCATAGATACCCCTTGCGGGGTATGCTGCGGGTTTGGTCAGGCTTTCCGCGGGCCTGTTTGAGCATTGCTGACCTCACCAGACCTCTACGCCAGCGGCTTCGGCTCAAGTGGTCTGTTCTTCCTTGATGCCTACTCTTATTCACTGCCTGCTCAATGGTGCCACCGCCCGCCTCGTGCGGCGAGGAGCGGCGTATTGGAGCCGAGAGGCGGTAATGAGCTGCCACACGTCCACGGCGTTGTCCATGGCCGCCGCTTCCGCTTCTGCTCAAGCACTCGGCATATGTGGGGTTATTTAATACAAGTGCTCATTAGGATCATAAATGCCAAATTCCAAACCATTCCATTAAGGTCGTCTTTCTGCTTTGCTTTGAAAGCTAAATAAGCATTTACAACCATAAGAACAAGGCAGATAAGTTCTGTAATGGTTATGAGTACGCCACTCACTTTACACCATCCCATTTTGCAACTTTTTGTGCGCTTCCCGCTTAGATTGTCACGCCCTAGCCTTGGTGGCGACATCATGATTAGCCACTCGCAGGGTAGTTTTCAGCGGGATAGCGCTGGTAGCTATCGCCCTACACAAGCGTCCGGCTTCCACGGATGGGAGCGACCCAATATAGCAGGCGGACTGAGTTGCACAGCCTGGAGATCACCCTGCTTCTGGCTCCTGCATATCGGCGGATTCCGTCTCTACACGCTCCGCCGGGCGCAGCCGCTTTCTATGTGTCGGCACACCGGGGCAGGTCATAGCTGCCACCACTTCCGCCTCCATGACAGGCGGGCGTCGTTACCCTTCTCCGGGGCCGTCAGACGCTCTAGGCTACCCGGTATAGTGTCTTTCCACAGTCAGCTCCGTGGCCTTTGGAGCGGTTTAATAAGTTGGTTACCGCAAAAAGTGCGGGTCACCAAGCCCTCGGCCGGAATCGAACCGGCGTCCACTATGCCAAATCAGGGTATCGCTCTCACCATTGAGCTACAAGGGCATATTGCACACAGTAGGGGCAGCGGCTGCACCGCCGCCACCCCCTCTACATGAAGGAGGAAAAGGGGATGGAAAGAGAATGGGAGCGCAGGGGCATACGCTCCCACACTCCCATTTTAAATCAATTTTTTGGTTTAGTTGCCCTTTAAAGGTTAATCTTCAAATTTTATCTGTATTTTACTCGACCTGTTATGTAATCTAACGATACCTCATAGTAGTCTGCCAGAGCAATCAGCGCAGTCATATTGGGCTTTGCCTCCCCGCGCTCGTATTTTCTTACTGCGCTGCGCGGAAGCCCGCACAGTTCTGACACTACCGCCATACTCCTAACAGGCTTTTTCTCCTCCCTCAACCTCCTGAGTCTCTCCCTAAACTCGTTCAATGGCTATCCCTCCTTCGGCGGGTCGGGGAGTGGCATCCAGTGGGTGACATAGTTATTCAATAGTCTGCTCCATATCCACCTTGCAGGGTATGTCTTTCCGCAATATCCTCTTTCTGGCTCAAATACTCTTGATGCAATCGTAACTTTTCCCGCTTTAGTTGCGACCATCACCGTTATTTGCTTTCTGCCGGGGGGTGTATCATCCTCCGGCATCCTCTCCTTGACGCTAATCCACTCACTCACACTGTCCGCCCTCCCCGTCGTGGATGGAGCCCTCCGCAATATCCCTTGC